TCTGGTGCAGCTTCTTGCATCCAAGTGATGCTGTCAACATGGTAGCATTGGAAGGCTCGTGATACTATATCTCGTCCGGTCAGTTCGGCAAGCCGGATAGCTTTATCCTCCCGCTCCTTATGCTTTAGAAAGGTGAGAGCTTCTTTTGCGCTTTTCGCTTTCGCAACCTGGGGAAGGTGAAGGTTACGAGCAAGAACCAAATCGGCTTGCACTTCAGATATCACAGCACTGCGCCGTGTCTTCTGCACTTCAGGAAGAAGGGAGGATACAGTTGGAGGTGGTTGATAAAACTCTTCGGCTTGCAGAGTGCGAAGCCGCATTAGCGCGTCGGTGGCGGATGCGCGCTCCTGCCAAGTGAAGTCCTTACGGATGGTGTTTTCTTCTACCTCGATTTCGAGTCGCCGGATCGGCGATAGATCACTCCAGAGGGTGAAAGGTACGTGGCCGGCCGGCACTGGTTGCCCGGCATATAGAAAAGTCTGACCTAGAGCGTAGAGGTCTTTGATTGCCCTCAGTCGGCGTTCCCCGGCACGCAGTACCAAGCCCTCATCAGTCTTCTCCACTACAACCGCATTCAGCAAACCCACCTTCAGAATACTTGTAATGAGTTCCTGGTTTGCCGCCTCATCAAAGTCCCGCCTAAAGCGAGATTCTACAATGATTCGGTCTGCTTCAATAGTTCCTGTAGCCATTCTGGCTCCTCGTTTAACCAGCGGTATTCCCACCGCATTTGTTTAGACTCCGGACTCTGTACGGAGCGCCTTTCTACTAACCCTCCTTTCCAGAGGGTTCCATGCACTAACCTATATACCGCGCCGTGCGTTTGATCTAGCGTGAGGGCAAGCTCGTAGAGGTCCATCCAGTCATGCTGCCGCATGACGTAGCGATAGAGGGGAATAGAACGCTTGCGGGGAAGAAGGAGGTGAGGAAGGATGTGTGCTCGATTGAGCGGAGGAGGGGGTGACGTTGCGTCTATGGTGAAGGAACGGAGGTAACTGATGAAATCCACAGCAGACGAGGGGGGAGGATTACCCTCCCCCCGGATGAGGTTAGACCGCGGTCACTCCGTTGATCCGCTCACGAAGGACGTTCTGGAATTCCTCGTGGCCGATGCGGACCTTGACCACCTTGCCGGTCAGCATAGACGGGGAAAAGGGCTCGCCCGGCGTATTCAACCCGGTTGCGAGGCGATAGTTGCCAAGCCGGGTATTGCGTCCCGGCTTCCAGCTCAACCCGCCCTGATCCGTCAGATCAGCACTAAGGCTATCCTGCAACGTGAGGGTGGAGTCGATGCCGAGATCTTCCTGGACATCCGGCGGAACCTCTACCGAATGAACGAGGATAAATCGGATGCCACTCTTGTCGCCCTTCTGCCAACTCTGCACCTTGACCTCCTTGATGATGGAGATGTAGTCCCCGGCCGGCAGCGGGGGACGGCGCTCGTAAGCATCGCTGGTCGTGTCGTTGAGGTAAGCGGTGGGATCGAAAACGCTCTGATTCATGGTATTGCTCCTAAAGAGATGGGGAAGTGGTCGGGGTACTGCCCGTCGAGCCTTGACCAGGGGCGTCGTCGTTATCTTTGATGCGGCCGAATTCGATGAAGTAGTTAGCGACATCCTCCGGCGTGTCAATGTTGTAGATGGGCGGCCAAGCGGTGAGATCAAGAACATCACGAAGTTCGTAGAAGGGCTGCTTGGTTTCTGAGTCAAACCGGACTCGGAGAAGTTTCCGAGATATGAGCCAGGCGGCTAAGCCGTGGGCAAGTTCCTGGTACTTATCCATTAGAGTTGGTCCTCTCTTTCGAGGATGTAGTACTCTTCCTCGGTCAGGTAATCGGGATCACGAGGGTCGTAGTGCCGGGCGGCATAGCGCAGATACCCGCGGTGGCGGGCATCTTCCTCGCGAAGTTCATCGGCATAGGCTTCATCAAATGGCAGCATGGCGGTTATCCTGTAATGATTGCAATAAGGGCGATGATGACAAGAAGGGTGAGCAGGGTCATGTGGAAGTCCCTTTTACCCGCGATTGCCACTTGTCCATGATTTGAGCGAAGTCGGGAGACAACTTGCTCCGAATGGGCAGGTTGCGGGTTTTGAGGTCGGCCAAGCCGGCCGCGGTGTCCCAGTAGAACTTGTCGCCCTCCCGCTGGGTGAGAACTACGTCGGAGAAAAGTTGAGGGATTTCATCAGCTAGTGCCTTGCCCGGACCCTTGGTCATGAGTTTGACTGAGCCGGAAATCTCATCCACCTGTCGGGTTACATGGGCAAGGAGGACGAAGGTACATGGCAGACTTTGGGTAAGAAGGCGGATGAAGTTGAGGAGGTTCTGCTGGGCGACTCCGTAGTCCGATGGGCTGGCAGTCGGCTTAGTTCCCACTACCATTTTCATCGAAGCGTTGCCGAGCTCGCTGAGTCCGTCAATGGCAAAGATGGAGGTAGCCGGCCAGCTATCCACTGCACCGAGGGAAGTGTTGGTGCGGTCATCGTGGAAGTTCGCACATGCACTCAGGATTTTGTGGAAGGCATTACCCGAGGAACGGTCGGGTGTCATCTTGGTAAGGGACTCGTAGGTGAGCTTGCCAACCATGTCGGCGGCCGAGATCAGGGCCTTCAGGTTAAGTGGTGTGGTAAGGCAATTGTGCCAAGCGAGGCAGGACGGGATTTCCTTTCCTCGATCGGTCCAATAGCCAAGCAGGGATTCGAGTCCGTTTTCGGTAAAGAGGACACGCATAGGGTAGGAGTGGGCTTGCGCCCAGTCTGCGAGGGTGCCGAGGGCATAGGTTTTACCTGTGCCGGCCGGACCCTCAAGAAGGATTTTCGGGCCGATCATCGAGCATTCCTTTACGAAGAAGGAGGGAAAATTCGTATTCCACCAAGACAGCCGGCCAGTCGGCCGAGAAGGCCAACGGGGCAAGCGGAGATGGGGAGGTGGAGATCAGACTGCCGGCATACTGCGGAAGCCAGGCGTGCTCGTGTGACTGAGCGCATTCCCGAGATGTAATGTGCCAGTAGAGTTGAGGGGTGTCGTACCAGACCCGGGCCCAGATGGTGCCGTGAAATGGGCAGATGAAGAGGGTGTTGAAGTACTCGCCAGGACGAGGCGGAACTTGTCGGGACACGGTGAGGGCTCGATCGACGAGGTGGAAGTACTGGGTTGGCATCAGAGTTCATCATCCTGAAGATCGTAAGGAGAGCGTATGGCGTCGTCCCGGCCGGGCACTGGAGTCGGAAGTAGGGTTTCGGTTCGAGTTACCGGGTCCCATCTCCTTCTCTGGCAGAGGGTGGATAGCCAATTCTCGGGTTCGGGACTCATACAGGCTCGACGAAATGTGCAGCCGCCGTAAGCATTGCAGGCATCATTGAAAGCGTGGGGATAGGTGCCGGCCTTCCAGAGTGAAATGGCTTGGCGCAGGTTATAGATAAGCCCATCGTACCATTGCTCGATCATCCACTCAGGCCGATAGGTGATTGCCATCTGGCCCTCGTATCCTCGCCCGTAGATGCAAAGGCCGCGGACGAGGAATCCGCGAAGCCGAATGCCGGCTTGCCGGGCGCCCCAGCAATACGCTGTGAATTGATGGCGCAATTCCCATTGCTGGGACCAGCGGCTGCCAAGTTGGGAGCAGGTCTTGTCGTCCTCCCCGTAGAGTTCAGATGCAAAGTTGCAAATCTGGTCGAACCGGCCGCAAAAAATGAGCGGACTGCCGGTTTCCGGGTGGAGGACAGGAAGCGGCTCGGCAAAACTGAACTCGATCGCCCGTCGCTTGCCGATGAGGGCGGGTGGTGCCGTCTCGTGTTGCAGAGGCCATTTGTAGAAGTAGAATTCGAGGGCACCGAGCATGCGATCGAGGGTTTTTGGTGAGCCGGGCGGTGCCTCGAATGCACCGTAGGCAAGGGTGAGGGCGTGCATTCCGCGGGCGAGGCTTTCGAGCGGGGAAAGGGATTCGTCCCAGAAGGATTGCCGAGTAACCTCTAGGCCGCGAGCGAAAGCGGCCCCGGCATGGAGGTGGACGGACAGCTCCCGCGGTTTCCAGTGCTCGAGGTGCTCGAGGTAGAACTTAGTCGGGCAGGCGAGAAGGTCATTGTACATGGTGCTGTCGATGACCTGAGGAAAAGGAGGCCGGTTCATTTGAGGTCGTCCAGGCCGGACAGAA